CCAATAAGAGCTTGGTTGCCTGATGAATCCTCAGTATTTAACGTAAAGTCTGCTCCAGTTAATCTTGATATTCTTATAGTAGAACCAGTACGAGCCATAGCATATAAAGAGCCATTAGCATTTAAATTAGAATTTAACTGGGACTGTAATTGCTGTGCAATGTGGTCAGTCTGCAATGTGGCTTTATCAGTCGCACTTGTTGTATATGCGGCTTTTTGCTGGCCGTCTATAAATACCCTGTAGACGCTTGCATAGTTACCTTGCTTAACATAAACAAGAGCATTTGAAGTTTCAGTCGTATATTGGCTTGCTGTGACAGATGTAGTAATAGACTTGTTTAGTACAAAAGTATGGTCAGCAACAGTGACTGCTTTAAAGTCAGATAATGGATTGCCAGAACTTAGATAGGCATAACCAGCAGGTTTGTTTACTGTCTTTTCTGCACCATTAAAATCAAACACTCTGATGTTGGTATTATCTGCAATGACAATGTAACGCTCAGTAATATCCCGATTAATAACGTGGATAAAATAGTTACCATTCGCTAACGCATTTGTTAGTAGTGTTGCTAAGTATTGTGTTGGTGGTCTTTTACGAAGACCGCTAATGACTGAACTAAATGCGTTGACCTGTTCTTCTGCCTGAGAGTTTAGGCGAACACTGGGGGCTTGTTGTGATACCCCGTTAGCGAGGTTAGGTATTGAGCTAGTTACAAGTGCCATGTCTTACCTCGTTAGGATTCTGGTGACAGAAGAGTTACCTGTCAGAATGTTAAAGTCAGCATTTTCAGAATTGATAAGACGTAGAGAAATTAAAGCTTGGTATTCATCTTCACGATTCATAGCGTGTAAAGAGTCAGAGCCAAGTAATCGGTCTTGTAAAATTCTTGATGCACGGAGTGCTATATAGTTACGTGCCACCTCTGGTATTTCATCGAAGGCAAGCAAAAGAATAATGTTACATTTCACTGATGCTGAAAATGTATAGGTATGGTTTTTGCGGTCATACGCCCGTGTTCCACGCTGAACTAACTCATATGCATCTGATAAATCTGTTGAGTCAATTGATAGTAGATTTGTTGGCAAAGGGATTTGACCATTTATATCTAAGGTCATCGGGTAGTTGTATTCTGTGTTGAAGAACCAGCCCTCCACTTGTACTGCACGACTAACATTTTGCAGTATAGAAAGTGCAGTGATTGCATCTATGGCGGTCATGTTAATCAAGGTATTTACTGGGGCTTCACCAATAGTATTGAGCATGGTATTGACTGCTTCTAGCTCAGTTGTAGGCGTTAGGGACATAGTAGTGAATCCTTAAAAAAGAAAAAAAGGGGAACCGAAGTTCCCCTATAGTGTTCCTAGAATTAGAAACAGATTTATGCCTATGGCAATGCTAATTCAATAGCAGCTTCTGGACGCAAGACTCCATGTCCCATTGCATATTTAGCAACGAACAATGTGCCTTGGCGACGAATGTCGTACTCAGACTCAAGGCCCAAGTCCATTAGCTTAACTGTAGCGACAGCCGACTTGTGGAATACCACAGCCTTAGTCTTACTGAAGTCAGCGTGGTAAGTGTTGCTCTCACCTGTAACTGCTGATTGGTTGCCAGTAGGTAAGTGGTTAGACTTAACAATGGTAATACCAGCGACACGCAATACTTTACCATCTGCATATGCACCAGCACCGCCCCAATCTTTGTTCAAGACAGTAGTGTCTTGTGCAAGCTTGTAGTAGATAGCTGGAGATACAACGGCATAGCGTTCATCTTCTGGAATGTCATCAGCGTCCATAGACTCAGCAGAATCGAACAAAGCTGCTACGATGTTTGCAGAGGTAGTGAAGTTAGCCTTAGTGATTACAGTACCAGCGTTACCACCAGTAATAGTTGTCGCACTACGGGCGGCTTGAACGATTACGCGCAAGATGTTCTTGTCGTATGTGTTAGCCAGTACATTACCCAACTCTTTAGTGTAGGTAGACCGAACTTCATAGTGGTTTTTGGCATCATCAAGCGAGGCGATGAACGCGGGTGCTACCAACAAATCATCGACAGAAATAACCTTCTCTGCTGCCTTGATTGAACCACCCAAGATTTCAGTACCAACTGCGTGGTATGAAGCTGTGGCAGTTCCCATTACTGGGAAAGAGGCAGACTTGCCGTTAGTGATTGTGCGAACAGAATGCAATGGAGCCATTACGTTCTTTTCTTCAAATTGTGTGATTACTTCTCCAGCAAATAGCTTGAGAAATAGGGCATTAGTATCGCCAGCGGCATTGACTTGGCCTAGGCGTGAAACAGTTGCGTTACTCATTTTTAATAGTCCTTAGAAGAGGATTGAAGTTTCAAGTTATGTTCTCTTGAGGCTTCGGCCTTTCCGTGACTTCCACAGTGTTGTCTCCCGCAGGAGCAATGCATTTGTCAGTGGTTTAGCTGTGAGCTTGTAGAGGATGTTTGGGTAGACCTATAGGAAGGCCCACCCGAATAGCTAGATGACGCTGGAACGCGCTAACTTAGCTTCGACTTGCCTACGGAATGCAGGGTCAGTCTTGTATAGAGGGTCACGCATTGCTGCGGTAACCTGTGCCACGCTCTCAAACCTAGTACCAGCATTTGCCGTAGTTTCACCAGAGATTAAGGAAGGGTTACTTCCAGTGTCTGCTTGGTATTGAGCGTGTAGGCCGCGAACAGCCAGTTGAATTTGATTGGGGTCTTGAGAACCCATGACATTGTTGTACGCATTGACTTCAGCCTGTTCAAGGTTATTTGAAGCCCACCGCATTATCTCGCCATAGTTCTCTTCGCCACCCACAGTGCTAAACATGTTAGTACGTAGGCTTGAGGCTAATGCTTCTTGCCCTGCAATATAGGAATCAACCACATCACGGGGTATGCCAGACTTACTAATGACCTCATAGGTTTCATCAGATAATTGACCATCCCTGCCGTACTCTACTTGGAGAGCATCGAAGTCTAAACCAGCTTTGTCAGCAACGGCCTTAGCATCTTCATTGGTGGGGATTTCAGTAGGGGTTTCGTCACCTTCAGCTTTACTGATAGCTTGCTCGGTGTCTTTACCGCCTGACATTTTCTTTTCAAGTGCAGCGTAAGACTTAGCCATATCTTCTGGAGTCTTAAACTTCTCTGGTAACCACTCAGGCCGTTCATCCGTAGAGGACTCTTGGTTGTCTGGGGTCTGGGGGGAATCACCATCAGCTTTAGCGACCATAGCATCAATGTGAGCTTGGTCATCTGTTTTTTCGCCTTGGGCAATCGTTACAGAATCTACCATTATGTTTGTTCATTTCCTTGTTGTGCTGTCATCTGCTCTTTCACAGCATCAAAAGCTTGAGGTGCTAACTGTTGTCCAGTTTGCATCATCATTGATTGCTGTTCTTCTTGTTGAATCTGTTCTTCAGATTTAATTAAACCATCCATATCCATGCCCAATGAAGTACCTACACGGGTGATATAGTCACCCACATTCATGTACTTCTGAAGTGCTTCTGGGCCTAGTGGAGCTAGGTGGTCGAGCATTGCAGCTAATTTATTTAAGTCATGGCCTCGGCCTAAAGCCTCAAGTCCAGTGACAATTGTTGGAGACACCATACCCTTTGGCAATTGCGGAACTTTCTTCTGCTTTTGCATCTGGAGTAATAGGCGGTTTACTAAGGGAAGTTGGAATTCCTGACTTAGAATGGAGTAGATACCACCAAGGGCATCTTCCAGTTCGGAAGCCATGTAGCGAATCTCTTCGGCTGTCACCCGTTCAGCTTTTCGCTGGACTGAGGAATTCATCAAGAAGGCAAAGGACAAACGCTCTTTGATTTCCTGTGAAGTTTGAAAAGCTATCTGCATGTCACCTGATTTTTGGACTTGCAGTGTACTTACATCAGCAGCATCACCTTCTCGGATAGCTCCGTTAGGTGCTTCTGCTAAGACTCTTGCACGTGTTGTGCCATTGGGTCGTACTAAGAATAGTACCTTAGCAGATGCAGCAGCAGCCTCAACAATAGCTTGTGTCAGAGTCTCAAGGGAGTTTAAGTCACCTTGATATTCTTCTACATAACCACGCCCATAAGACTCACCATCAATGCGGCTGAGTCGGAGGGGAATCCAAGGGGATTTATCTAAGGGGTATGTGCCATCTGCATCAGGTACAGGAATGCCAGCTACTTCTTGTGCCACATTCCACTTACCATTTCTTCGCACGATGTGAGTGAATAAAGAAACAGGCTCATCATTGCTAGTGTCTTCTGTGTCAGACGTGTCTAGCAAAGCACGTATTTCTTCTGGCAAAGCACTGGGGGATACATCTTCTTTGGTGATGATTTCAAGCGGGTTGCCCATAGGGTCACGCTTTAGTACGTAGCGGTCTAAATGGAATACTCTCATGCCACCTTTATCAGGTTGGAATAACAGTACATTACCTGCAACTAAAAGATGTTTAATAGCTTCAAAGGCTGCAATACGAGTTGAAGAAGCTTCAATCTCTGACATTACAGCGCGTTCTATGGAGGACAGAGCTTCTTCAACTTCGGCTCTTGCACCCTCTTCTTGGGCTAACTCTTGTAACTTAAAGTCGTCCACTGTTAAGCGGAAGAATGGTGAGTTAGGAGGTAGTAATGCCAGCAACATTTTTGACGATAAATTATTTACACCACGTGCGCCAATACCTTGGTACGGAGTGTATAACTTTGAATGTGCTGAATGCCCATCAGGGGGTAGTAGAGAAGGGATGGTTAACTTACTAGCATCTCTGGCTCTATCAAGAAAAGGTTGACGTGCTTCCTCCAAACGCTCGTAGCGTTGGCGTATAGCTGTCATATAGATTTACTTCTTTGGAATATTTGTACCAGCAGCAGCAGTGCCACCAACTTGAGAATCAATACGCAAGGCTGCTGTGCCTCTCTTCTTCTTATTGTACTGAGAACGTGAGCCACTTTTACCTTCATCACCAATCTTTAGTTTAGCGACTCTCATGTCAGCAGGTGGTGGTGCTACTGGAGGAGGAGGGGCTGCTGCGGCTGGTTGAGCAGGGGTTGGAAAACACATAATTAAGACTCCGAATCTTGGTTATTTTGTACGTCAGTGACGTGTTCTAAAAAGGTAATGATGGTGTACATACCACGAGTGTTCTGGATTTCATTCTGTGATTGTTCCAATGTTCTTTCGTTGATAGGAAAAAATTCACGTAGAGCGTTAGTTAGCTCCACAGATACAGGTGGGAACTTGTCAATAGTCATTAGGGTTCCTTATGGTACAACTTTAAGTATTCACCAACCCCAAGAAGAGCCAGACATACCATCTGCTGAGTAGTCAGTAACACGACCTTCAAAGAAGTTCTTGAAGCTGTCGCCATTTAAAACCCAATCAAGCCAAGGCAGAGGGTTTTCTTCAATGTCCCAATTAGGCTTTAAGCCAAGATTGGTTAAACGTCTATCTGCGATATAGCGTATATATTCTTTAACCTCTTCCGCAGTGATACCTTCCATAGCACCCAATTCAAACGCCAAATCAATAACCTTATCTTCAAGCTGCACAGCAGTGCGGTACATTTCGTAGATAGATTGCTTAAATTCATCTGTAACTACCTCTGGATTTTCGTTGATGTAAACACGGAATAATTCAGTCATACCTGCAACATGGATTGTCTCGTCACGGATGCTCCATTCCACAATTTCGCACATGCCTTTCAACTTACCAAAACGCTGAAAGTTAAGGAGCATGACGAAGGCTGAGAACAGGGACATGCCTTCATTACAGACAGTCTGAGCGATGGACTTAGCCAGCCCTTGCTTAGTGTCTGGGTCAAAGGTCTGCATAAACTCAATCTTCTCAGCCATTGCCTCGTACTCAAGGAACGCTGTGTACTCAGACTCTGGGAATCCAAGTGTGTCATTGAGTAATGCGTAAGAGCGCATGTGGATTGTCTCTCGCTGAGCAAAGGACAACATCATCATCCTTGCCTCATTGTTCTTAATACGAGGTAAGAAGACATCCACATAACTACCC